GGGGCCGGGGGAGGGGGTGGCCCTCTCTCCGGATTTTTTGGCGGGGGGGGGGGGGGGGGGGATTACGAGGAGGCTTCGGACCAAGAAGATATCGATCAAGACGGTCGAAAAAGCGATCTCGCTCATGCCGATTCTTCAGTCTGGTGGGACGGGTCAGGAGTAAGCCAAACGCTTGATGCGGTGCTCTACAAGAAACAATGCCTGCCGGAAAAAAATAGGTTCCCAGCGGTACTTGCGCCGGCGTGGATCAAGTGCGAGTGCTGCGAAGATTACGTCTGCCAGGTGCATGGGTGTCACGCCTACGAGTGCTCGTGCGGGTCGATAGAAGAGTGGGCCGACAAGGATTCTAGCCCGTATGACCCGTGCCTGCTGCGATACATCACACCGACTGAAGCAGAGAGACTGATGGGCTTCCCCGACAACTACACCGCGATCACGTTCCGCAAAAAGCCAGCCGCTGACGGCCCTCGCTACCGCGCCCTCGGCAATTCAATGGCCGTGCCGTGTATGTATTGGCTAGGCTACCGCATCGCCAAGGCTACCCAACAATGATCTGCCGCCTCCTCACCGCCGACGCCCTTGCCGCCGACGCGCCGACGCTCAAGAGGGTCATGCGCTTTACGCGGCCCGGAAGCGACTACCAGTGGAAACTGCACCGATACCTTCGTGGCAAGCAGCCTTCGCCGGACGACGGCTCTATCGCGGTCGTTGAGGTCGGCAGAGAGCTGGTCGGGTGGGCGAGGACCGAAGTGTGGGTGCCGAATCGGGCGTGGGACACGCTCGAGGCTTTCGTGCCGCCCGAATGGCGCCGCCGCGGCGTTGCCGCCCTGGCCGCCTCGCTCCTCGTGGCCTCGGGGGCGTTGCCGGCACTGGACTCAAACGGCAAGCAGACGACGGTCGCCGTTTTTCGGCCGTCGATGCTCTTGCTCGCCCGCCGCGTCGGGCTGCATCCCATCCTCTTTGCAAGGGAAGGCGATCAATGGGTTCGTCAATGACGCCCGACGAGAGAACTGACATCGTGCTGCGGATGATGGCGATGAACGTCACCCTCCGCACCTTGGTGGAGAGCCTGAACGCCTCGGCCGAGGTAGCCAAGGAATACGGGGCGACGTCGCTGGCGTTCGCGACGTTTCACTTGTCGGAGAGCGTCAGCGAGTATTCTCGGGCGTTGACCAAGTTTGTCACTGAGGAGATCGAAGATGCCACTGAAGAAGGGCGGTAAGACCGCCGCCACGATCAAGGCCAACGTGGCCGCGAACATTAAACAACTCGTGAACAAGGACGGCTATCCGCAGCCTCAGGCGGTTGCCATCGCGCTGGACATCGCTCAGAAAGCCCGTGCGAAGGCGCGGAAGAAGTAGGCGAGAGGATCGGCGGCGGTGAAAAAGCAACGCCAGCAACCGGGAAAAAGCAACGATGAGTGACATCGTGGAACGCATTGACGCACTTTTGGCAAACACGCCACCGGCCGAGATTGAAGAGTTTGAGGTGTGCCGCTGTTTGCGTGACGCAAAGGCCGCGATCGAAAGTCTGCGGCTTGCCATCCGCCGACTCGCGGATCAAGATGCCACGCTCTCTGTGCGAGGCGGAAGCGTGACGGTGACGATGGACGCCACGCTCACCGACGCGGAGCGGGAGGCGATTGAGGTGGCAGCAGATTTCATTGATGCGAAGAGTTACGCCAATTCCGACACGCTTCGCTCGCTGCTTGAGCGGCTGGGGGATACAAAGTGAGTTGCCCGATCTGCGACCAGAAGCCGATGAACTGCGACTGCACGCCAGGGGAGCGGCGGATGCACGCGGAGATCGAGGACTTGGAGGAGCAAATCTCCCGGCTTCGCCTGACCGACGCGGAGCGGGAGGCGATCAGCGAGGCTTGCGACGAGGGCCGGTGGTATCCCAAGGACTACCACCACATTCACACGCTACGCGCGCTGCTGTCCCGTATCCAGTGACGCCGGCGACCGGCTTGCGCGAAATAAATAGACAACAATCACTATTGACCGCTAGGCTACTAGACCTCACATTACGCACTCAAGGAAGGAGCACCGCCATGAAGGTTGACGTGAAGAAGCTTTTCGCACTGTGGCAGACCGAGAAGACCACCGCCGAAATCTCGTCGGAGCTGGGGATCACGACGTCGGCGCTCTACAGCGTTGCGAGACGGTATGCCCTGCCGCGGAGGACGGCGCTTGTGAAGCGGTCGCCGGATCGTGTGACCGACCCCACCCCCGAAGAGCTGGAAGCAAAGGCGGCGGAAATTCGCCGCGGGTGGTCAAGGGAAGAACGCGAGAAGCGGATTGTCGGGCCGGGTCGGCGTCGGTGGACGATCCCCCAGTTCGCGTTCAATCACGACGGGGTGCTCGTGGAGCGGTGAGGCCGCCGCTCGAGAAGACCATCGTCGCCAAGGGGCTGGCGGTGGCGAAGCAGCTTGGGTGGTGGGTGGTCAAGATTCACGGCGGCCCGTTCCAGCTCTCCGGCCTGCCCGACGTGCTGGCGATCAAGGGCGGTCGGGCGGCGTGGATGGAGTTCAAGCGCCCAGGCTGCGAGCCGACGAAAATTCAACAGCACCGGATGCGGGAACTGGCCCTCGCCGGCTGCGACGTGACGGTGTGCTGTTCGCCGTCCGAGGTTCGGGATTTCCTCCTACAGTGCGAGGCGAAGCATGAGTGAAGAGTGGTTGGAAGAGTTCCGCGAGGCCGCCGTTGCCGGCCCCTGCCGCGTGGCGATCGACATCGGCGCAAACGTCGGCGAGTGGACGCGGTGGCTGGCCGCCAGGTTCGATCATGTGATCGCCGTCGAGCCTGACCCCAGAGCACTGGCCGAGCTGCGGCAGTCGCTCCCGCCCAACGTCCATCTCATGGAGGTCGCTGCCGGCGAGAAGCACGGCGTGGCTGAGTTTCACCTGCGGCCAGAATCGACGCAGTCATCGACACTTCTGGAGCATCCGATTGGGGCCGGCGACCAAGCCGAAGCCCCCGTTGTTCAGACGATCGGCGTCACGACGGTGACGCTGGACTTCCTGCGGTTCGTGGCGCGGGACCGCTTCGGGTGCCAAGACATCGATTTCGTGAAGATCGACGTCGAGGGGTCGGAGGCCGCGGTGCTGGCCGGCGCCACGCCGGAGGCGTTCGCGGAGACGCGGTGGCTCATCGAGGTTCACGACACTCAGACCGCCGTCGGCGAGCAGTTGCGGCGGTTGGGCCGCGAGGACATCGAGATCATGCCGCACCCTGCCGCCAACGCCCATCCAGGCCACTTTTGGGTTTTCTCTCGTGCGACCTGAAGACATTTGGCATATCGAGCCGAAGTATCGCGAGTCTTTCGACAAGCGGACGCGGGCCGGCGTGCTCGAGGCCGCCAGGTCGAAGCTCGCCATCGTGGCGATCGCGCGGACGGCGATGCCGTACCTGAAGAACACGCTCACGCTTGTGGACGAGCTGGCCGGCAGGTTTCGGCAGGCCGTGATGTACGTCTACGAGAACGACTCGGCCGACAACACCGCCGAGGTGCTGGACGATTTCGCGATCCGGCAGTGGGTGACCGTCGAGCACGCCACGCTAGACCGCGAGGACTACCGGGGGTTCGAGCCGGAGCGGACGGTGCGGTTGGCCGAGTATCGCAACCGCTGCCGCGACTGGGTGGAGGCGAACGCACCAGACGCGGACTACGTCTGCGTGCTGGACGTCGATCCGCAGGGCGGGTTCTCGGTGGACGGGGTCTGCAACTCCATCGGATGGCTGCTGGAGAAGTCTGAGCAGGCGTGCGGCCCGCTGTACCCCGGCGGCATGGCGAGCTACTCGCTCTTTCTGCGGCAGGACGAGAGCGGCGTGCTGGGGATGGCCCAGTACGACTCCTGGGCGGCGCGTTTGAACTGGTGGGAGGATCGGAAGAATCCGCAGTGGTTCCATCTGCTCCTGCCGCCCCCGGCCTCGCCGCCGATCCGGTTCAACAGCGTCTTCGGAGGCTTGGCGGTCTACACCCGCGAGGCGTATCTGGCGGGCCGATACTCCGGCACGGGCGTGGACGGCACGCCGGACTGCGAGCACGTCGCGTTTCACCATGAACTGAGCAAGGCCGGCTACCAGATGTTCTTAAACCCCGGCTCGAGGTACATCGCGATCCTGCCATGAAACTGACGCCCAACCAGAAGCGCGCCCTCCGGCACCTCTGGAAGGGCGAGCTGACGTTCACCGAGATCGCCGAGGAGATGGAGTTCTCGGTCGAGCAGTTGGAGGCGGTCGCCAAGTCGATGGGCCTGCCGCAGCGGGTCGATCCAGAGACGTACCTGCCGTCGCGAGAAGAGATACGGATGGCGGCGGCAATGATCCGTTCGGAGTGGTCGCAGGCAGAGCGGGAAGCCCGCCTCGCGTCTGCGTGGTCTGGTAGACTGAATAACGCTACCGGAGGCGACACAAATGCTGGCGGAGGTGCGTCTCGTCGTGGCTGCGAAGGAGGCGAGACTGCTCGTCCGGCACGGTGACGACGTTGTTGAGGACGAAGTGTGGAAGTATTCGGCACCTCTTGCCAGAGAAGAGGCACGCGCCTTGGTGACCACGGCGTTCGACGACCTTTACGACATGATGCAGCACGTCGTTCACGGCGATGATTGAAGACGCAGACATCGAACGGTCGGACTTGGATCGTCGCACTGGCGATGACACGCCGCCGTTGTTCCACAAGGTTCGCGACGAACCGTACCGCCGCGGCACGATCACCAGCGTCGGCAGAACCGCAAGCGAGATGTACCAGCGATTCGTGAATAGGCACAAGGAGGTTCGCGATGGAAAATGAGGAACTCTACGGGGCGTCGATGCCGCTGCTTGACAAGCTCAAGCTGTTCGCCGAGTGGGCGCCGCTGATCGGCCGGCTTCAGGTGGTCATGGACGCCAAGACTCCGCACGACCAGGCGGTCGCGATCTGCGAGGCGCTCAAGTGGGCGGCCGGCAAAACTTCGACCAGCCTGGACGACGAGGCGCTGGATCACGTCGAGCAGGTGCTGAAGACCCCCGAGGGTCAGGCCGCGTTCGATTGGGTGGTCAAGATCGTCGGGGGTGTCGCATGAGCCTGGACATCGCCGTTGGCGTGCTGGGAACGGCGGCGGCCATCGCGGTGGCGGCCCTGCCCAAGGCGGCATCGCTCCTGCGGTCGATCCCGTCGCCGATCAAGCCGGCTCCGGCAGTGGTCACCTATCAGGACGCCATGCTGGCGCTGGCCCGCGTGCGAGCGCGGTTGTCGGCAACCGGCGGCGTGTCGGCCGAGGCGGCGAAGGCGATCGAGGCGATCACGCACGACTTGGTCGAGGGCAGCGAAAAGTGATCAAGGCGAGGTACATCGTGGCAGCGGTCATCCTGTTTTTTGCATGGCGGGGGTCGGCGCTGCGTTGGGAGTGGCCGCCGGCACCGATCGAGAAGATCGTCGCACCGCAGCCCGACAAGGCGATGCTCGAGTGGGCCGCTCCGGTTCGCGACTACCTGCCCAAGATGACGCCGCACGATCGGCGGTATCTCGCTCATTTCTACGACGCGCTGGCGTTCGTGCTTCTGCGGGACGGGGATCGGGACAAGCCGATCATCACCGACACCGACAAGTTCGAGGCGTTCCACGGCGGTAGTTTGCGGTTGGCCGTCGATAGGAAGGACGTCGGCAAGTACGGCGACCTCGGCGCCGCTATCGATCAAGTCTTTCTGAGTGCCGTCGGGCCGGAGACGGCCCCGCTCGACAAGGAGAAGCGTGCTCGCCTGGTCGCCGCCTGCGGCGTGCTGGCGTGGGCGTTCACGATCAATGGCGAGTAGCTTCGACCCCAAGAAAGCCTACGACCTCGGGCTGGTCGGCGCGGTGCAAGACCCTCGCTCCGACGAGGTGTTCGCCGACTACATTCTGCGCCGCGGCGGCAACCCCATCGGCGAGGAGGTCGCCCACGAGTGGGAGTTCGCGGGGGCCGGCGAAGGGAAGCTGACGCTCCTCTTCCCCGCGGTCGAGCAGGTGTTCCCAGGCTGCTACCCCGGCTCCGCTCAGGTTCGCGGTGACTGCGTTTCAAGAGCTACGGGGAACTGCGTTCTCACGTCGCTCGGAATGGAAATTTACAACCGCGTGCCGGACGAGGTGACGAAGGTCATCGAAGGCGCGCCGGACCTGCCGTCGGAAGGAGTCATCGAAGGGGTCGTCTCGAGCGAAAGCTTGTGGGCGTGGCGCGGGTACGACGGCGACGGGTGGATCGGGTCGGAGTCTGCGAAGGTAGCGAGCGAGCGCGGCTTCCTGCTGCGAAAGCCCTACCCCGATCTGAAGATCGACCTGACGCACTACACCGAGGAGAACACGAACCTGGGCGGCTCCCGGCCGCCGTCGGACAAGTGGCTCGCCGAGTCGAAGCAGCACGTCGCCCGCACGGCCACGTTCTTGAAGGGCCGCGAGCAGGTGCGCGATTTTCTCGCGGCCGGTTTCGGCGTTTTCAACACCTCGTCGCTCGGCTTCTCGTCGGTTCGTGACGAGAATGGCGTTAGCAAGCAGGATCGAACGTGGCAGCATGCGCAACTTTGGCTCGGATATGACGATCGCCCCGAGACGGTGAAGCGGTACGGGCAGGCTCTCGTGCTTTGGTTGAACTCCTGGGCGACGTGGAACCGCGGCCCGCGCCGGATCATGGGGACGAGCATCGACATCCCCGAGGGCGCGTACTGGGCGTTGGCCGACACGATTGACCGCTGCACTTGCATCGCGCTCTCGTCGGTGGCCGGCTGGCCCCGGCGGAAGCACACGACCTTCGGCGCCACGGGGAACGTCTGATGCGCTGGCTCTTTGTGCTCGTACTCGCGGCGGGGTGCTCGTCATCGGTGACCACCGATGACCTCCAGCCGTTCGTCGCCGTGACCGGCCACTACTCAACGCTCGCCCCAGCCCCGGAGAAGCCGGGTGTCTGCCGCGCCTGCTCCGGCCGCGGCGTCGTAGGTGACGGAAGAGTGATGATGACGTGCCAAGCGTGCAACGGAACTGGGAAGACGCCGGTCAGCGTGCTCGTGCCATGTGAGGGCGGAAAATGCTTGACTCCAAGTACCGCTCGCTGAAAGACTTCGTCGCCCGCAAAGGCGGTCTGCGTCTTGCCATGCACGGGGGGCTGCGCGATCAACTGGTCGAGCTTGCGGTCGCCGAGTTCCCCTACGACGCCCCCGAAGACCGCATGGTCGAAGTGCTCGCGGCCCGCCTGAAGCAGCGGTGCCGGAAGCAGTACGGGTCGATAATGGGCATGATCTTGATCGGCGTGATCGTCAATCTCTTGTCGCAGCTAATCGTGGAGTGGTGGAGGAAGAACCACTCGCACAAGGTTCTCATGTACGGGTGGCAGCGGTCTGCCGGGAGCGAGTGATGCCCCGTCGCGTTCCCACGTTCCGGCCCCCGTGGCTGGCCCGCAAGCGGGAGCCGCGCCCGAACGCCGCCGCCAGGGGCTACTGCACACCTCAGTGGCAGCGCACCAGGCTCGCGGTGATCGCCCGTGACGCCGGCATCTGCCAGCTCTGCGGGCAGCTCGTCCGCGGCGAGAACGGCGAGGCGCATATCGACCACATCATTGAGAAGGCGCGCGGCGGCTCCGACGCCCTCCAGAATCTGCGGCTGGTGCATCGCTCGTGCCATTCAAAGCGGCACGCGCGTAATTGACGCCCTTCTGCGCGCCGCCCTTGCTGCCGGACGCCACGGCGATCTCGTGCCGCCGCTTCGACCCCAGGGGGGCGTGCTCGGCCCTGATCGCCGGCAGCTTCGACTTGTGAATCAGCCGCTTGCCGAACGCCATCGTGACGATGTTGTTGACGCCAAGCCTGTCGATGATCCGGTAGAGCGACCGCCGCGGGCAACCGACTTTCGCCGCCGCTTGGATGAGGGTCAAATATTCTTTCGGGTCGATGGTGGTCATGGTTTCTCTCCGGTCTAGCGGTGGCATTCTATCGGACAACCCTAAGAAAAGCATCCAGTAAATCGTGAATCGCTTGGGCCAGCGGCCCGTCCGTCCCCAGCTCTTGCCCGAGACGGACGAGCAGCAGCCAGCGCAGCCACTGGTTCCAACGGTCGGGGGTCACGTTGCGGCCTCCTCGCGGACGATCGCCAACTGCGCCGCCTTCCGGGCGCACTCGTCGGCCCGCAGGCGGATGGCCGTCGCGAACGCAGCCAGCTCCGTCGAGCACCGCGCCCAGGCGTCCGTCGCGGACTGGTGGATGCCCTCGACCGACGAGAGCACCCGCACGCGACCGTACTCCGGCTCGCGGACGATCCGGTGCTCGGCATCGACCACGACCGCCTCCGTGACCCATGCCTTCGGGGCATCGGCCAAATTGCCGGCCGAGGTGAATGACAAGTAGATCGTCTCTCCGTTGTGAAGAATCATCTTCGCTTCCTCCTTGGGTTTCCATGCACCGGGGCGGCAGGCCACACGCCTGACGCTGCTCCGGTAGCCTTATTTATCTATCGTCCGGTAGCCTTGTCAATCGTCACTCTTTCGCCGGCGTTTCTCGCGCCGCTTCGCCCGCCTCCGGGCAACCAGCTCATCGATGGCGGCCTGGGCCACCCGATCCATCGCCGCTCGAGCATCCTGCTCGCTGGCGATCCCGGTCTTGACCAGCATTGTCAGCCAGCCGGCCTCGTAAGGGGTCACTCTGTTTTTCACGGTCGGCCTCCTATCGTTTCGCCGTTCCCAGGCACTCGATCACCTCGCAGCCCTCGGCCTCGGCCTGCTTCCGCCAAGCCGCCGCCTGCCGCTT